ATTTTCCATTTGATTTAATTTAATTAATAACTAATTATATAGTTACATCTTTTTTTTGCTTTTTAATTATCAGCTTCGCCTAATATAATTACTTGTTCTACTCCTGTACTTCCTGTTGCTAATATTCTTGTAACTTTAACGTCATCATATGCTCCACTGTTACTACCGGTAGGTGTTACTCCAATCCAAGCTAGGGTTAATAATGATTCAGTTGTTTGACCAGCTGGTATTACGTTTAAATCATGATTGCTAGCTGGAGCAACCACTGCAGTAATTCTAAAATTATAACCATCATAACCTTGTTTAATGTTAGGTGATGCTCCGTTAGATCTATATATTCTATAAACTAATCCATTTGTTATAGCGCCTGATACAGTTACAGATGTGTCAGAGTTA